TACTCGCCCTTGGCGATCCGCTTGAGTTCAGGAAAGTCCCACCGGCCACGCTTGACGTCAAGCAATATCAGGTTAGCACCCGAATCTTCAGAGGGATGGAACACGCCCCAGGTCGTGATGACGGAAAAGTCAGCCGTCTCCTTCTTGCTGTAGGCAGTGTCGTAGGACTGAATAATGTAGTCCACGACCGGCGGCTCGTCCTTCTGCCAAACCTGCCACCACTCACGCTTCAAGATGGCACCCTCGTCATTGGTCGGCTGCTGCTGCCACTGGCCCTGCCACTTCTGCGACGACAAAGAAGCCTTGACAGACAATAACTCCTCAAGGCCCCAGAACCCGGGCCACAAGGGTTTACCACTGGGCATGATCGCCGGAAACTCAATCACCTCCCACTTGTCCGCCTTGTGGCTCGTCTGCTGCTTGATCAAGCGTGCAGTTAAGTCTTTAGTTCCCCATCTTGTCATGACCACGACAATTGCGCCACCAGGCTGCAACCGCTGACGCGGGCCAGAGGTGTACCACTCCCACGCATTGTCCAAAGCAAGCTCCGACATGGCGTCCTGTTCCGAGTGTGGATCGTCAATGATCAAAAGGTCCGCGCCACGGCCCGTCATTGCACCACCAACGCCCACGGCGAAATACTCACCGCCCTTGTCTGTATCCCAACGGCCAGCGGCCTTGGAGTCGGCTTGCAAAACAACCTTGGGGTAGATTTCCTTGTACTCGTCAGAGTCCATCAGGTTACGGACCTTGCGGCCAAAACGGACTGCAAGTTCGCCAGTGTGGGTCGCTTGAATGATCTTGGTTCGCGGCTTATTGCCCATGATGAACGCAGGCAACAGGTAGGACGCAAACTCAGATTTGGTGTGCCGAGGAGGCATGTTGATGATCAGGCGCTTAAGCTTTCCAGTCATAACGCGGTTGAATGCATCTGCCATTTTGGCATGATGATCGCCAATAATGGCCTCGGGCCAGACGTACTTTGTAAACAACATGAAATCTTTTTGCGCTCTCTCCTGTGCCTCTAAGCGAGCAAGACGGTATTCGAGCTTAAGGCGCTCTACTTCCATTTCATCATGTGGTGTGGTCATGCAGAGTGTTTCACGTGAAACAAAATAGTTTTGAAATTTGTAAAAATTTTTACACAAAAACGGAAATAAAGCAAAGGGGGCCTATTTCCGGGGCCCGGGGGACGATTGTGTTTAGAGCCCCACAAACTGTGTGAAATCGAGCTAAAGCATCCGACAGGTCCGCCTGGGGCCAAAATCCGGGGCCCGGTGTTAGTGAGTACTTACTACCGCTATATCGCCCGCCGGGACTCTACCCGGCCACCTGGGCGCGGCCCACGGCCCACGGACCACGGCCACCTGGGAGCGGCCACCTGGGAGCGGCCACCTGGGAGCGGCCACCTGGGAGCGGCCACCTGGGAGCGGCCACCTGGGAGCGGCCACCTGGGAGCGGCCACCAGGTCACCGGCCTGGCCGGGAGCGGCCACCAGGTCACCGGCCGAGCCACCACGGCCCAGGCCACCAGGTCCGCGAATAACTGCGAACGCATGTACTTACCTGGGAGCGAATAACTGCGAACGTATGTACATACCTGGGAGCGAATAACTGCGCGCCGATCACCACGGCCACCGGCCAGGCCGGAGCGGCCCAGGTCCCCAGGTCAACGGGCCACCAGGCGCGGCCCGTGCAACAGGGCCCGCGTAACTGCGCGCCATGCCTGGGGTTTTCACGTCCACCAGCTGCGCCACCGGATTCAATACGCCGGTACGTTTTCGACGGATAACCCGGCGCGGATCGCGTGCCAGGTTTACGGCCGGGGCATGGTCCGAAATAAGGCCCGCATGCATGCATAAGCGGCCAGGCCACGCGGGACCAGGTCGGGTCGTGTTTGATACGTGCGATTATTTCGCCCAGGTGAAAAACTATATAACGATTAATCATAAAAAAACCCGGCCAGGCGGCCGGGTTTAGGGGGCCAGGGCGGCCAGGTTTTTACACGTGCACGAGCTCTAACATGTCACCTGCCAAAGTCTCCATTTCAACGCGTTCGGATGTCCAAGGGATCGAGCGAGCATATGCAGTGGCACCGGTTACAGCGTCCCAAATTGTCTCGATCGGGCGGCCTTCATCGATGACATGCGCGTGCTCGATCCTTTGCGCCACGCGCGGCCCGAACCTGGTGGCCAGGAATTTGTCCACCTTATCTATCTTGGCCACCTGGGCACCGCGTAGCACCTGGTTAATATTCCCGGCGGCCGCGTTACTGTAAGCCAACAGTGCCGGGGCCACTTCATCGATAAACCGATCCGGCGCGCTCGCAGTGTGCCGGATCGCGATATCTTCGAGCTCGTGCGCTCCCCATACGATTCGATTCGCACACACATAATCAAAAAGAAAAGTCTTAACGCGTAACGTGCCCGCGCCGGTCTCTGAGTTACTGATAAAAAACCCGCGTGCGAGCTCTCCCGTTTTTCCGTCCCGGCGGCCTGGGAGCTCGATCCGGTTAGTTTCATCGGCCAGGAATACAAACATATCCCGATCGCCCGCGTATAGCGTGGTATTTTTAATATCTACCTGGTCGAGCGGGCGGCCCCAGGTGCCGGGGACTTTAAAGTCACCGGTTACGCCGTCCCCGAATCGATCCATTAATTCGCGCACCACGTCCTCATTCCATATGCGGCCATACCTGGGGCCGGTCATCGCGCGGAGCTCCGGGGTTCCATTGTTTGAAAGTAAGACGCCGATATCCTGGGCGGACCGGTCAACCTGAAAACCATAATTAAGACAATCGGCGGCCAGGGGGGCCGGTAGGGCGCGGAGATAACCGGCGGGCGCGCCGGTCAACTGAGCGGCCTGGCCAAAGCTCCAATGTGTAGGGGAATAACCGTGGCCGTTCGGGCCCTCAATGATCAGGCCCTGGTTATCGTCCAACGGGACGGCGCGAAGCTTACGCGAAGAGACCACGGCGGCGCGGGTTATCGCGCGCTGAGTCTCAAGCATGGCAAGCATGCCGGGCAGTGAAGTGAAGCGTTCCTCAGCCGGGCGCGTGGCCCATTGTTTCGAAGCTTGGGAGAGTGTAGTCATGATTAAATTCCAATTCTAAGTTTCTACCGGTAACCTACCGGCGGCGGTGCCGGGCTCGAGGCCTGACAATTGAAATTCTACGCGGTAACTTTAAAATAATGGAATTATTTTTTGAGTTATTAGGGAAAATCCTAATATACGTTCGGGCCACCACGGCGGCCAGGGCCACCACGGGATCAATTAACACGGCCGATATCTCCCGCGACATGATGACGCAACAGGGAACCGGGCGGGAGGGAGCGGGCGAACGCGGCCACGGCGGCCACGTCATCGGGCGCGCCGGTTTTACGTGTGGCATGCCATGCAATGGCCGCATGCCCCTGGCCCGCATAACACCCGCCGGGATCATCGGCACCGGCGGCCACTTTTCGCGCCTGGGTACCATGCGCGACGAAGACGATGACATATTCACGCGCGCCACGCGCGCACAATGGGCGGCCGTTGCCACATGTTGCACATGTAAACCCGGAATTTTCGGAGCTCAGTTGTTCGGGGCATTGGACGAATTGCACGCCGTCGAACGTGTACGGCCAAACAGTCCCGGCCGGGGCGGCTACTGTGGCCGGGTGACCGGCCCGGACGGCGGCCACGGCCTGGGGCATTGTGTCGGCGCTGTAATTAATCGTTGTTTTACCTGGCGCGGGTTTAGGTAGATTCTCAAAGTGAAAATGCGAATAAGTCCACGCCTGGCCGTTACGCGGAACCGCGTTATATACGGCGGCCAAATAATCCCGGTCCACCAGGGCGGCCCCGTGCGCGCCGTTCGGGTTTAGGGCGCACGTTGTCGGGCACGTGCCGAACGTGTGATGCTGCCCGGCCCGGTACGTTGTCGCGATCGGCCCGGTTTTTTTGTTGCTACTTTGTCGGATTGTCTTAAGCATAATTTTCTCTCTTTCTAAAAAAATTAACTGTGTGTGTAACCGTCAGGCTCGATCCCCAGCCACATGCCGGACCACCTGACCATAATGCAACCATATGCGGGCACCACGCCACGACGAAACGCCAGGTAGGTAAGGCCTTGGTTATCGCGACAAAAAACCCGCTTTAATGCGGCGCGCTGAGACTTTGTGATAAGCATGATTTTCTCTCTTTCTTACTTTCTGATTCCAGGGCCACCACGGCCCCGGTGTTCGTAATATTGCACACAATTAAAATAATTGCAATACCCCGCGAAAAAAAAAACCCGGCACGCGGCCGGGTGAATAGAGAATTATTTTTTACCCCTGGGCGGCCTGGTCTTCGCGCTCGCGTTGTTCAAAGGCCCGGTTTCTATACAGGTCAAACAAGTCTCCGAACGCGCCCAAAATGCGCGCCCGATTTGTTGCATCAGCACAAAAAAAAGCCAGGGCCAGGGCGGACGCAAACTTGCCGCCAATTTTTTCCATCATCTGCGCGGCGCGGTGGTCCCAGGTAGCGCGTTCGTCTAAAGTCATCAGCGCATATGGTTTTAGTTGTTGCATTTTTTTTCCTCTTTAATATCTACTGTTTCCTGTTCGTAATGTTCGGGCGTGTCATCATTCAAAACGCTGAATTTTTCATGCGCCAGTTCATACGCGGTCTCTACGTTGTCCGCCTCAACCTGGTAGGTCTTTGTGATGGTGGCTTTTATCGTCACATCATAATTTTTCATGTCGTCCCCTTAGGTTAATTCAAGCTGTGCCACTTCGGCGCACACATACCACGCCCTGGGGGATATCAGCGCGCGGGGGTTATCTTCGGGCACGCCCTCGTTAATGATGTCCTCCGCATAACGGCGCACGGCCTCCAGAATAAAAGCTTGCATGAGCGGCCCGGCGGGGCTACGTGTCATCAGTTCTTGAATTTTTTCTACGTTCGATTTGCTCATGGTGTTTGCTCCATAATTTCTATTTCAAGCTGTTCTAAAAACAAGAGTACATCATCAACGCATTGACCGATCGTGATATCTTTTCGATCAATGGCCGCCGGTAGGTTTTTGATTGCGTCCGGTAATGTCTTTTTGATGTCCCACATGTCAATGAGTGCATATTGTGTTTCATTCAGTCCCATGTCGGCCCCTTAAGACAAAGAAACAGAAAACGAGTTGTCGTTGAAAAACTCTTTGATTTTGTCTTCCAGGTCGATCTCGTCAACTACTTGTTCGGCCAGGTCGGTGAGGTCTACTTCTTCAAACACTTTTTTGGCTAGGTCGCCCATGTCCAGGTTGTCAATCACCCGGGCGGCCACCAAGTCCACGTCAATAAAATGTTGATAGTCCATAGTGTCGATAACATCTGCAACGCGGCCCCGTAAGTCCTGGTCCAGTACCTCGCCCACAACTTCGCGCACCCAGTTGCGGCTCACGTCCAGTGCATCAGAAATTTTCTGATCTGTCTGTAGTCTGTAATTTTCCAAGTCATTAGCAATGGCTTGCACAACAACCGGCGTTAATTGACGCACCAGGTCTTGCACCAGGGCACCCAAAATTGGGTTCAAATTTTCCATGATCTTTCTCTCTTTCTAGATTGTGGCCACGCGCCAATCGCATGACCTGGGTGAAATATAACACGTATCGAAAAAACCTGTCAACTTTAAATTTTCCCCTTGCAAGCGGCCGCGACACTTTGCGCCAGTATGTTCAAGTATTCAGGGTTTGAGACCTGGCCGTCCTCGAACGTTCGGGCCTCGTCATTGACACACAATGTCGCGTACTCTTCGATCACGTCAGTGTTTACAAAGTCACCAAGCGCATCATCGATGCAACCAATGTCATCTGCAACAATCAAAACAATATAGGTTTTCATTTCATCTCCGCATTCAGTTCTACAAAATTGTGCTCATCAACAAATGACATGTCCACGTCAAGCAGCTCGAGGCGCTCACCATCGATCCAAACAGACACGTCCGCATCAGCGGGTTGTTCCATCAGAATTTCAATCAACTGTTTAACTTTCATTTCTTTCTCACTTTCTATTTATCACGTTGTTGAAAAAAGCCATGACGGCCAACTTAAAAACATCCCTTAGTCTGAACGGCCCAGGTGGTGGCCTGGGAGGTTGGTCTACCTTTCTGTAGCGATCAGGTAGTTTTGATTTACTCATTCTAAATGCCCTTCGATTAATTCCAACACACTTGGCTCTTCCCCCCAATATCCACTGCCATTGGCTTGTGCCCGCCAGGCCTTGCGTATTGCTTGGTCTTCGGCAGACTCAGTGTCGCTTGCTTCCACCTCAACCCACACGTAGTAGGACATACATACCATTGCTTTATAAGGTTTCATTTAACCCCCTCCCTCTCAGCGCAGAAATGCAACAACGCGGCAGTGTGGCATTTGAGAAAGTCTATGTCCAAAGAATGGCACATGTGACAAACATCGGTGAGCATGTCGGTAACTGAATCCTCATCGACTGAACCCCTTGAACGGCCAATCAATTCTCTGTAGGCATTAACAGTGCCCAGGCCGTACTGGGCCCGCAGTTGTAAATTGACAGTCATTGTGAGTCCTCCTCTGTGCAAAACGCATTGTTCATGCGCCAAAAGCAATCCTGCAAATCACGTGCGGTAGGTGTTGTCACGTCAAACGACTCAGAAAACTCAGAAACAAAACTGCGTAACGCCACTTGGGCATCCCGCACAACCTTCTGCTGTTCTTCTGTCATCTGGTCAAAGGCGGCCTTGTTTGTAGCCAACCGCTTGCGACGACTCTCTTCGTACTTGTCCAACTTCTTGATGGAAATTCCCATGTCTTTCTCTCTTTCTAGGTTGATTCACCAGGGAACCATTCGCCTGGTGAATCGCATCATACACGTTTTTTCGATACGTCACTTGGTGTTTTCCCTAGCCCCCAACAAGTCGCAGTCTCAGCATGTGCCAGGTCGGCCCAATCAGTTTCCAACTGTCAAAGGGTTCCGCGTCAATCCCCTGGTGGTGCAACTGTTCCACTTGCTTTCCTTCGTACAGCAGTAACTCAGATTTGGCACCGGTGGTCTCCCCTGGCGGGAAATACTGAACCAAGATAAAGGTAGGAACCCTCATTTCCGCATGCACAAGATGAAAGGCCACCTGGTGCGGACTCAAGATCACTTTGCGGCCCCTCTTGACCACTTTGAGCTCCACCATCACCCACTTGCCCGGAAAAGCGATCAAACAGTCTGGGATTCCCAGGCCAACCCTCGACTCAATCCTGGTTATCCGGCAATTCAGTAAGTTCTCTTTCATCCGCTTGTACAACGCGCTCTCTGGCTTGACTGGCATTTTTGGCTTCCTTCAAAACTAAGTTTGAGTCGAATTCAGGATCATGCTCAACGCTCGCCACCACTTCGGCGGCCTGAACCTCCAAGATCGCGGTGGGGGGTGGCGCACCATACAGGTTTCTGATTTCCTGCAATTTCCGCATAACCTCCTCCTTGCTCATAGAATCGATCGTTCCGTGCCTTATCTCCTTGCGATCGATGTAGATGGTGCCCAATGCCTGTCCACGGCGGTATTCGGCCTGTACAGCGGCCCCATAGGCCCCTGCGGCTAGGGCAGCATCCCTAATGGTCTGCATGTCCTTCATGTGCCTCTCATAGGTCGTCCCGTACTTCAGGGCCAGTTCCGTGCGGTATTCCTGGATCGCGGCCACCACATTGGGGTGGTATTTGGGATTTGTGAGGGTATACCCCATGCCGTGGGCACTCTTTTCAGAATATCCGGCCAGTTTCGCCGCTTCAGTGGGGGTTACCGCCCCGGCCCCGGACACAAGCTCCTGGACAAAGCGCCACTCCAGGGGAGTCAAGGGCTTCTTTTGGTGCTCCAAAGGCGAAACTGGGGTCGAAAGTCGCTTCGTCAGCTTCTTTTGGGCCACCGGAACCTTGTTGTAAATGTCCTTCTTGGTCACGTCAATCTCCTTTTTAAATCTTTCAACCTAACAAAACTTCAATTCTGTGCACTTGTAGCGTTCCAGTAAGGACTTTTTACCCAAGAGTAAGTTTTTTTTTTTTCAAAAAAAAAGTTGTGCGCGCATTTTATATAAATTACTCCTATAAACACTCTGTAATGTACTGTACTAACATAACTCGTTGATTACATTACGTTATTACACCATTACGTCTATTACGTCTAAAATAAAAAAAATAAATTATTTTTTTATTTTGGTCAAAAAGTCTATATAGGTGTGAAAAACTCATTTATTAATCCTTTGTCCGTAGTCCGTAGTCCGTTATTCATTGCATTTTACTCATCCCACTTGCCCCTTCCCCTCTGCTCCGCATCCCGTGGAGCATGACTATCACGTCTTCCACCCTGACCAGTTCCCCAAACCCAATACTTTCCACTTCAATGTGGTTTTCCTCTGGCCAATCCATGATTGGCCCCAGCAACACGATGTCCTGTCCATTAATACGAACTATGTACACCTGCATCAAGCCTTTGGCGATATCGTTGAGATCGGCCAGGAGGTCCCGTGGTGCGTGGTCACTCTTTGTTTTGCTTGTCATGGAGTTGTTTGACCAGGGTTTCTATTTGGATGTTCAGTATTTCAATGTGTCGCCTGAGTCCATTGACGTACTCCTTGACCAGCATATCGTGGATGGGGGCGGGCGGCTCATCTGTTGTAAAAACTGCGGGTTTCATGATTAAAAGTCCATTTCCGTGTCGTGTATGTCTTTAAGCGCGGCCGCCTCGATCTCGTCCACCAGGGAGAGCTTCATGATCTCTGAGATGTCCAGGCCTGGAGCGTTCTTTGGCACGGCGCTGACCAGGGTCATGGAGGCCTTGAGCCCGACTTCGGGGTCATCCTCTTCGTACTCCAGTTCGCACTCCAGGTCTACGCAGAGCTCGTCGCAGTAAAAAACGAAATAG